GCAGTGGTATCAACGCAGAGTACTTAGAGCGATCGACGTACGCCTTCATAAAATTCACTTCGGCGGCCGTAGCAGCCCTCATCAAACCCGCCAGCCCGCGTTGCTGGAAATACCTTCCCGCAAGCTGGAAAGCCTGACGAATATTGGCGAGGTTGGTGTGCTGTTCTGCCGTCAATGGGACCATGCCAAACGAAGTCTGGTATCCGCTCATGTCGCGGTCCAGACTGACGAACTGACCACGTTCGATAAGCTGCTTGCGCAGCATTGCGAGTTTGCGCGGAGAATTGCCGCCGTAATACTTTCCATCCACCATGCGCACGCCCATCTGCTTTGACCACTGTTCGAATCCGGTTTCTCTCCACAAACCGAGGCGGTCCATGTACCCGAGCTCGAGCGCATTGTGGAACGGAGTCGCAGAAAGCCACAAAACCTTGTCCGCGCTGTTGCCCATCTTTTTCGTCATGATGCCTTGCTTGCTGTTGTACCAACGACGTGCTTCGCTCGATTCATCGAACACAGAAAAATTCCACGGGAAATTCTCAACGCCCGGACGCACAATGGCGGTCGAATAAGTAGAAAGATACACGCCCGGTCCCGGAGGAGATTCCAGACCTGGTTCAAAATCTTTTGCTTCAATTCCGTGGCCGGCAAGATAGTTCTTCCAATCCTCCTTCAAATCATTACCCTTGGTAACAATCGAAATGTAGTTGTCGCCCGGATTACGATCGAGAATTTCTTTCACGATCGCAGCACCCATCACAGTTTTCCCGGTGCCTGTCGGAGTGGCGATAACGAACGCACCGGAACCGTGCTCCAATTCAGAAATCGCCATACGCGCTACGGCGCGCTGCGGACCGTACTTCAAATAGTTGTGAATTTCAGGCGAAAGCGCAACGGTTGGTCCGGGTGCATTTGGCGGCAACCCTTGACTCTCAAGTTCTTTCTGCCAGTCCGCCAACGGAACAATCGATTCTCCGCGAACACGCGCCGGCCGATCTAGATAGGGGGCGGGTACGCGCGATTTTCTTCCTGGCTGTTCTCCGAAGGCATCATTTCCGGAGGTTGGTCGTCGGAGGACATCCCGGCCACCACCTTCGGATCCGGCTCCCCCGACAGGAACTCCCTCAGTTTTTCCACGCTCTTGAATCCCAACTCCGACATTAGGCTCTTTTCCGCCAACGTTGCTGCGCTCCGTGGCACGCGGCACCTCCTTGAACATATTTAGCTGTTCGTTTATTTCCGAAATCGTTTTGTCATCCGCACCCTTAGTCAACTCAGCGGCCTTTTCCTTGGCCGCACTTTCAATCTGCGACCACGTTTCTTGCAGATATGCCGGCCGCAATGCGGGCTCAATAAGCTTGTCGATGATCTCTCCCGCGGCGGTCGCAAACTGGTGCGACCATTCGGCGAACGTGCGTGCGCCACCCTCGAAAAAGTAACCACCAATCGACACCATGTCCTTGAGCAATTCGGGATCAAGAAATGGATTGGCCGACATTCCGCGGCCCAACAGCCGCTTCATGGCTTCGTTCTTTGCGTCTTCCGTGAAGATTTTGTTGTTCTTACCAAATCCCTGCGGCGGCGACTCGATCGCACGGCGCCGCGCCAACTCATCCTCGTAGGGGTGTACTTCAAAACCCTGGCCACCGGCTCGCAACCCGTCGATAGTCTTCTGCAAATCCGCATCGGTCATCGCACCCATGCGCTCTTCAGGGGTAGCATTCACATTACCGGCAGCCGACTCGGCCACCACTTTGCCTTCGCTGTCAACGAGGCGCTGGTAGGTTGAAGACTTCTTCACGTTGTCGACGAGCGAATCACGATTCTTCTTCAGGAACGACGACGTGAATTCCTGCCGGATCATTTCGCTGCCTTCGCGATCGCGGGTCACAAGTGCGAGCGAATTCTTTTTGCTGGCCTTGAACGTGCCAACGTTGTCTTGGAAATCGCGCGACTGGAAGTCTTCAATGAGCTTCTGGTTCTGCGCGATCATGTCGCGGAGTTGGCCACGCTCTTCGTCGGTAAGGTTCTCCGACAACCGCTGCTCGAGATCCCGGTTGGTGGCCGCAAGCTTCTCGGCGCGCTCGCGCGGAGCGGTAATCTTGATGCCTTCTTGGCGCACCGGAGGCTTCTCGGCCTCTTCTGGCGGCGGCCCTACTTTGGTTTCCTCGTATTCCTTGTTTAGCTTGAGAGTTTCAGCAGCCTCTTTAAGATTCTCCATAGCCTCAATTAGCCGCGAACCGGCTGGTCCAGTTGGTACCGTTGGCTCGCCTTGTTGCCCAGGAATTCTGCCAAGCGCTAAGTCTTTATACATTTCCTGCATACGCTCAAGATATTCACGTCGGGCAGGATGAAGATCGGGTTTCTTCAGTTCCGTTTCAGCCCACTTATAAAGTTCCTCGCCTTTGTTCGTTAAGGTTTTATCAAGCGATGTAGGCGGCGGTGCCGGGATCGGCTCCGGAGCAACTTCAACCCTTGGTCCCGGCCCCTCGTCTCCAAAGTCGAGAATCTTGTTTTCCTGCAACGCTACGCGGAGAATGCCGTCTTTCGATGGTCCCTCGGTGATACCAAGCAAATTGCCCTGGTCGGTGCGCCCCATGCGCATCGCGACGTCAGCGTAGTCCGAAAGGATCTTCGTCATTCCCTTGACGCTGCGGCCCTTCTCAACAATCGCGCGAAGCAATTCCTTGGCGGTCGGATCGATGTCTCCGACACCCTCACCACCAAATCCAAGAGATCCAGTGTTCAGGTAATCCAGTGGTGATTGCCCGGACCGCCGCAACTCAGACAGTTTTCTGGCGGCGTCAGCAATGTCCTTGGTAATCCCCATATCGTGGAGTTCGCCGCGATCGATCATGCTTTGCATGATGGCGAACTTCGGCGCCGCGGCGCGCATCGCACCTTCCACGTTTTTCACGTTCGAATCCGGAGACTCGGCCATCATCTCCAGAACCTTTTCTCCACCGGGGTACGCGCGCATGAAAACCGCGTTGCGAATGCGACTCACGCCCTCAAGACTCAACGAACCATCCGCACGCATGTAGGCGCCGCGCTCGGCCGGGGGAACGGCATTCTCGAAGAAAGCACGCACGAACCCGGCGTTAGCCACGTTATTAAGACTTCCATCTTCAGTGGGTTGCAACAGCCCGGCCATGTTGTTGTCGATCTTCTTGGCATCAACGAGCGCCTGTTCCGTGGCGCTCATCTTTGCCGTGGTCGGCGTGTTGGCTTCTTCCGCGAATCGCGCGGCCTCTTGCGGCGTCATCTTCGTCAGCAACGTGCGTACGAGGACCGGTTGCTTCATCCCTTCGAGCACGGACGGATCGAACCCAAAGTTGCCGGCGTTATCGATTAGCGACTGGCGGTACTGGCTGGCGATCGGGCTGTCCGCGTCGTAGAGGTACTTCAGTGCCGTGGAGCCCATATTGCGCGTGAGCGCATTCAACTGACTGTCCACGATCGGCGCGCCATCCCCGGCGTTCACGTTGTCAGCCATCCTCGCGTAGTCGAGTTGGCCGGCGCCCTGCGACGTCAGGGCGGTGAACTGATCGCGGCTGGCCGCGCGCGTGCGGTTCCGCGGCTGGTACGATTCCGGGAATTCCTCGTTCTGCTTGAAATTGGAATCAAATGAAGTGTTCAACGCGCCAGCGTCGACGATAGCCCACTGGACTTTGGCGCGCTTGTTTTGCGGCGTTACGCTTTCGTCGGTGGTTCCCCAAAGTGCGGAGAAATTACCACGCGGCGTAGTAACTTGCGTGGTCGAGCCCATATCCTGCGGCAAAGAATGGACATACTTAATTGGCTCTTTGGCCTTTGCGCGTAGATCGTCGGCGACACCGCGCGCGATGGCGACGTCACGCTTGGTCAGCTTCGCCCCAACTTCCTTGCCTACGACGTCAGCCAAAAGGTCGGTAACGACACCCCCAGAAGCGTCGTGGTCGTACAGCGCGGCCCAGCCGGCATGGTCGTGAGGATCAATCTCGCGCTCGAGCGGCGGCGCGAGCTCCGGTGGGGGCGTCGGTACAGCGTTCGCAGCAAAAGCCGCAGCGTCCGTAGGCGGAGGCACAGCGTCCGTAGCGCTTGGCGGAGGAGCAACCTCGGAAGCTGGCATAGCTGCAGCCGGTGGCGGTGTAACTGGCGCAGTTTCTTCACCGGCGCGGCGCCCGATGTCGCGGAACCCACGCTGCGCAGAAAGCCTTTCCTCTTCCGCATCTGCCTCATCGGCCAGGCGCCGCAACTCCCCGGCGCGCTGGGCGGCAAACCGCTCGGACGTAGGCCCGGCAAGCTCGAGCGCCTGAGATCCATAGGCCAGCCGAAGCATCTCTTCTTCGCGCTCGTAATCCTTAGCTAAACCCTGCATTTGCACTAATATCTGCTGCGCGCGCTCCGCGCGCCCTTCGTGTATCTCCTGCCAGGCTGCGGCTTCGGCATCAGAGAACCGCTGCTCGGCCGTCTGGGGGCTTCCCTCGAGCACTGGCGAGGCCCCTACGTACTGTCTCTGGGGTGGCGGCAGGAGCGCGGGCTGCCCTTCTTCTTCGTATGGCGGTTTCTCGCGAACCCGAGCCAAAGATTCCTTAATCGCGTCATCCAGCTTCTCGAGCGAATGCTGCTGTTCGGCGGCCTTCTTCTCACCTGCGGTTTTGGAAACGTCAGCGAGAACCTCCGAGAGTTCCTTGTCTTTGCGAACGCTGGTGAAATCAGATTTGGGAATCTTGTCGTACTCTTGCGTGGCGCGCGCGACAGCGGAAAGGTGCTGGCGCTTCTCGTCAATCTCGTTTTGCGCGGCCTTGCTGCGATCAAGCGTGCCACCGTACTTCTCTGTTGTGTTCTCGCTTTCAGTGCCTTCGGCGGCGTGCTTGAACGCGAGCGCGCCCATGATCAAACTCAAACCGCTCTCGGTGGCAATCTGCGTCGCTACATCGTATTGCTTGTTTTCTATGGCCTGTTTGAATGCCGGGTAGGCGTCGACGGCGCCTTTGATCATCTGGGCGGAGAAATACGCAGAAAGGAGCTTTCCAAAACCCGTTACTCCGATTTTCCCAAGAACGGCATCGAGTTCGCCAAGACCGCCAGTGGCAAACATCATTTCTATGTTTGCTGGAGTCGTCATACTGCCAGCAAATTCTTCAACACCTTTTATGAAGCCCGGCTTTTCATTACCAGCACCAACCGCAAGAAGCTGGCCAGCGTGCTCTTCTTGCTCCGGATTTGCAGCCGTCTCCGTTGGATGAAGACTCAAGTAATCCGCGAGCTTTGGAAGTGTTTCTTCTACCGCGTAGCCCACAGCCGAGTTCGCAACCTTGTTGCGGAAGCTGTCGAACATCGAGCCCCAGAAACCTTTTTCCGGCTGTGCCTCCATAACAGGCTTGCCGGATGGAGCGGTTTGTGGCGGAGCGGCCGGTAACTGTTTTGGCGCAGCTTGAGGAGCGGACGCCGGTGTTTGCGGTGCCGGAGTTTGCTTCAGGATGTCATCGATCCACTTGTCTGCGGGCGCCGCGGGCGGTGCTGTAGCCTGTTTTGGAGTCTGCTGGGATTGTTGCGGAGTTGCAGTGAGAGCCTGATCAATCCAGGCGTCGGCACCATTCTTCTTCTGCTGTGCGTCGTCCCCGGTGTCGATTGGGGGCGGCATTGTGGTGAGTTCCATAAAATCGTTCGTCCATATATGGACGCCTACTGTACCGGCGTAACCTTCGCGCCTCTCTGTGTCAGCAATCCCGCTTGCTGGTCAGTCAATTGCCGCGTCGCGGTCCCCTGTGGGGTTTGAATCGTGTAAGTCTTCATCGTCACCTGATTGTTCGTTGGTGGCGGTTGAACGTTCGACGCTTGCGGTCCAGCCTGTGCGGTCGATGGCGGTGGCCCCGGTTGCGCCGCTGGACCTGGCGGCGGCGTAGCAACCTGCTGCTGAGGGGCGAAATCAACTCCGGTATATTCTTTAATCGTCTCAGCGTCGGCGCCACGACCTTTCATTTCCTGCGCCCACGCATTAACAAATTCCTGTTTGCGTGCCTGCTTGGCCTTGGTTTCTTCGTCAGCCGATTCCCCGAACGGCGTGTACTTAGACTTAAACGATGGTCCACTTACGTCCGGGCGAACAACATAATGAGTGAAACCGGGAATCGGTTTATCGTCCTTGTCTAAAATCGGCTTTCCTTCTTTGTCTTTATCGGGAACCTCTTTAGTGAAATCATCGCTGTCTGGGAATTGGCTTTTAGCCTTTGCCATAGACCCCATCGCGATTACGATTTTTTCTTTTTCCTCAAGAGGTTTTAGTTTCGCTTCGTTCTTTTCGTCGGTGGACGGCTTCATCCGATTCAAAACTTCAGCAGACTGTTGTTGCGGAGTCCAATCGGGATGCGCCAGTTTTACGTCCGAACGTATATTTGCCCAATCCAACTCCGCCGTAGTTGGCGGTCGGTCAGCGCGCCGCTCTTTGACCATCATGTTGCTGTACTGATCGATCGCGTCTTTCCACGTAAACGTGCGCGTATTGCCCTTGGCATCCTTGGTTGTTGTTCCAACCTGGCGCGCCAATTCATCCCACGGGCTCGATGGGACGTCTTTCATGTTCTTGTTAAACCAGTCTTTTTCGGCCTGAGTTCCCCCTGTCTCAAGCGTTCCCTTGGAAGCTTTGTCCAAAGCGCTCGAACCAATCTCGCCCAACTGGTTCGCCAACTTTTCGGCGGGACTCTGGACTTTCCCGCTCAACGTATCCATCGTCTTTTTGAATTGAGCTTCGGCGTCGTTCTTCTGCTCTACGGTCGCCTTTGGATCTTTCAGGACGGCCATATACTTGTTCTGCGCGTCGGACTTATCAATCTGGTTTTGCGCATCTCTCTTCGTAGCTTCGGCAACCGTTTTACGCGTATCCGCATTCGCGTCGAATTCAGTCAATTCCCGCTGTTCGAGTTTCGCCTGTGGCGACGGTCCCGGTGGCTGCAAGCTCGGATAAAGCTTGTTCCATCCCTGAAGCGCTAACCCGGAGAACATTTCCGGCTGGATCCCAACACCAACCGCCTGCTTCGCGCGCGTGCCAGCGCCCGGTTTCTTCTCGGGCTGCATGTACTTCCCCATCATGTCGGAGTAGCTTTTCGCGGCACCCTGGAAAGCCATCTTCGACTGGTTGTAATTTTGGAGAAGTTGCTGCTCGTCCGCGTTCAGACGCGTGCTGCTGCAAATCTTGAAGATTCTTTTGTTCGTCCGGGGTAAGCGCCTGTCCCGACAAAGACTTCTGCAAAGCAGCTTGAACATTCGGCGCCGCTTTTGCCTGCTCCGCTAGCTTGGTTTGGATTCCCTCGATCGCCGGATTCTGCGCAACGCGCGTCCAGTTACTCCACGCCGTATCGACGTTGGCCTTGACGGCCATCGCATCCGAGGACGCTTTCTTGAGTTCGTTATCCGCTTTACGCTGCCGGCCGGTGAGCCATCCATTCAGGAAGTTCGAGGCGATGTCCGCAATCTTCCCGCCCTTGCCCATGAAACCCTGATCCCGCGTTGGTGTCGGAGGCGGGGCAACAGGCTGCGCAATCTGCTGCGGCTGATCCTGTGGCTGCGGAGGAGTCGGCAGATCAAGCTGTGGGGCGAGCGATGCTCCGGACGGGGGTGCCATTTATCTCCTACGGCGCGAAGGCGGCGCCAACCTGTGCGCCCGCTCCAGCAAGCGATCCAAGGAATCCCATTGTCGAGCCTTTCCCTTCCGCTTGAGCGCCCATCAAATTGGAATTAGATTGCGAGGCGCCAGCCAAGCCGCCGATTGCGTTCGACAGCGAATTGATGCTCAAGCCCGTTCCTTGTCCAGCAAGGGACGCCAATGCTGGGAAAGAGTTCGTGAACGTCGACGATTCGAGATTCCCGACCTGCGCGGACTTCGTAATGTCGGCCTGATCTAAAGCCAAAGACTGCGCGCCGCCTCTAGGCATAGTGGCCGTAATGTTGTTTTTAGCCTGCGCTGTGTTGGCAGCCAGCGAGTTAATTGCTGGCGCATTCGCCTGCATCAATGCCTGTGGATTACCAGAAGCAAGTGTTTGATAATAATTCTCGGCCGTTTGCGCGCCAGGGAAGGTGGTATTAAAAAGCTGCGAGGATTCTCCTGAAGCCGTAGCCGCAAGCTGTTCCTGTTGAGCCGTAATCTGCTGGTTAGTGTTTTCGGAACTGCTTGAAGGACCACCCATCGGATTACCTCACGCTTTGAAACGATTCTCTTGTCATGTAAATTAAGTGCGCATCTTCAAGTACTCCGTTCCTGAAAAAGAAATCCGGCAGATCGCCAATCGACTTGCATCCCATTTCGTGGGCGAATCGAATCGCCAAGCGATTCCTCTTCAAGATGGTGCCGTAGAAAACTTTGATCCCGAGTTCGTAGAACCACCACGCCGCGGTGAAATTAGAAACATCTCTCAACTCATCCGTGCCCCACAAATCCTTAAAGAAACAGAATCCGATGCTGGCCTTCTTTTCCGTTCCGTCACCCTCGACACTGTGCAGCCAGCCGTAACCCACCACCTTGAAATCCGGCTTCTTGAAAGCGACCACGATCGGCTTGTCTTTCATTTGGACGATGAAATCGTTCAAATCAAACCGCTTCGCATACGCCGGAAAAACCATATCAATCAAATTGCGCGGCTGTTTCTTCGTCTCAAAATAAAGCCACGACAGAAAGTTCTCATTGAACAGACCGCTAACTTCCCCGGAAACGTAGGGATACAACATCACCTTGTCGGTCTGATATTTCCACTGAGTCAGTGCTTCGGACGTTTCGCTCATAGCATCTTCCCTACAAAACTTTCGGCCTCTGTCCGATGCTTCTTCTGCCCCTCGAAATTGGCAGCCATACGCTCTTTGTGCATCATCAAAAAGTCTTCGTAACTGCCGTTGTGGTTGCTTTCAAGCGACGTATGGTCGATGCTGACGATCTTAATCGGCCCCTGGCTTACCAGGGTTTGCTCGGCATTCTCCTCGATAATGCGCACATGGAACGCACGGATCCCATTGTCCGCGTTCTCTTCAACCTTCAAAACCTTCAGAAAAACAGGCATTTAGGTCGGTACCGTCACAACCTTAAAGTTGTGAACGCGGATGCCGCCACCGTAATAAACGTGGCCGGGCGACACGCGCACACACATTTTTTCGGATTTCCTCTCTACGAGCTCGACATTCCGCACTCGTGAGAATCCGCCGCCCTCTATTTCAACCAAATCACCGGCCCGAAGGGAATGGGCAGCTATGAAGGTGGATACCAAAGTGGCATCAGACACACACACCTTTTGGCCGTTCTCGAGCTCGATTTCAGCCCAATCGATGCACTCTTTTAGCTCCATTTCGATTTCAGAATCAGGAGGAAGCGAAAGAATCGTGCCGATTTCGCAACACCCTACACCACCGGGATCTCCGCCGCCGCCCCCGGCTCCGCCGCCACCCATCTCGACAGTGGCCTTCCCAAGATAGATACGACCGTCAAGGGACGTGGAAAAAAGGTTTTGCGCAGTGTCAGCGGTAAATGGACCGGAGAGTTGAACGGTCAAATCCGAACTTCGCAAATAGTAGTAGTACGTCCCCGGCGCCGAAACGATATCCGTTCTTTCGCTGTACGGAATAACCGAACCATCGGGAAGAGAAACATTGCCAGCCGTAAGATTTATCTCGGTCGATCCTCCCCCAGCCACGGTAACGGTCATATTCGAAGTGTTCGTTGTCGGCGGCGTCGAAGCGATCTGATTCAGGAAGCTGGAATTCCTTTCACGCTGACTCGGATCGTTTAACCGGCGCGCAGTCTGAAGAATCTTGTTTCCAGTAGTGGATAAAGCAGTAAGAACATTCGCCTGGGAATACATCGGGTCCGCCGCAGTTTGAGAAAGAGCATCGGCCGCAGTCACCGGCGCACCGATATTCCTTACTGGATTGCCCTGCAAATCCAACGTATTGTTCAATTGAATTGGCCCCATGCTTCCGCCGAGCCGATTCGTTTCGTTGATCATTTGGCGAAGAAGATTGTTGAGGTTTCCAAGATTAGGATCTTGAAGATCCTTTGCCGTAATGGTTCGGAAAGCGATGGCTGTCATTGTGCACTCGGTGGAACTACGTGAACTAAGGGTTCTGGATAGTAGCCCTTGTCTACTGTGACTGGTTTGAATTCGATCTTGCTCTCACTGTAAAGCTGGAACTGAGTGTTGGCCGTCGCAATCCAACGGATGAGCTTGAATTTCCATGCCGGGAATCTAACGCGCACCGACCGGCGCACCGACGACGAAGCCAAGGTAAATGAAAATGTAGGAATTGCGCTACCTTCCAAAAACACGTTGAAAACAATTCCGTCCGGATCATCGCATTGATATTCAAACCAACCCTGCTTCACGATCTTCCAACCATCTGTTCCGTACTTCTGCCAGTAGGTATCGAACGACACGCGCTCTTCTGCGTCCACTTCGGCGCGGATGTGCCATTCGTAAACCGTTACGGCTGCCTCGACAACCCCAGTAAGGCGCATTGCGACGTTAAAGGATTCGTACCCTGCACCGGCATTGATGGCAAATACAAGCTGGGTTCGGCCGCTACTCAACACCGACGTGGATACAGGGAATACAGTGGTCCCGTTGTCAAACAACAGGTTCAATGTCAAAAGCTGGCCGGCCGTATCAATGTCCAAAGTGACTTCGTTGTAGACCTTCTGAGCCTTCGGATACCCCTGATCAAGCGATGCCGTTTCAATGTCGAAAGTGATAGGAATCTTGATTTGATCCGTACCGCTCCACCCGCCATCGTCAAAGTCTCCCTGCCCGTCGATATAGACGTACCCTTGGTTATCACCAAAAATAAGATCCTCAAGGTCGCGTTCCTCAAACATCGAGAGCGCAAACTGATCATCGTTTCGCCAGCGGTTGTAAACCAGGTCGTAGATGATTCGATGACGGTTTCCGTCCGTTCCTTGGTAAGCGAAATAGACTTCGTTGTTGTAGTGCGCAGAAACCGTGGTGTTGATGGCCGATGGCTGGTAAGGAACAACAGGCCCCAAGCCAATGCCGCGAGGAATCCATTCCACCATCTGGCTCGCGTAAGTCGAAGTGAACCCGTTGAACTGGAAAATGCCAGTCTGCGACTGATACCAAACGCTGCCGCCCTCGATCGCAGTCAACGCGAAGTTCGCCGCGAGCCCGTAATGCACGCCAGTCGGATACGGAATAGGCACGCCGGCGCCGCCCGAAAGAACGCCCCACACGTCAGTGAGAGTGAAAACAAACAGTTGGCCCATATAAAAAATCAATCCCATGATTGGGCTCGAAGGAGTTCCGATCTCGAGCGTGTTTTCTGGCGGGAAAGATTCAGGATCTTCGGGCTTTGAATAGTAAAGAATGTTCGGGTTATTCGGATCGCCGGCAAGCCACGCTTGCTGGTAAGCAATTGCCCCCAAATTCACCGGGGTTCCCTGACGCGTGCTTCCAGAAATTACCGCCGTGGCATCATGAGCCATCTGTATGTAAGCCGTGAAATAAGTAGGAAAAGCCTGAGCCACGTATATCGTTTCCTGATTGACTCCGGTATCGAGCGTCAAAACCTGATTTGGATAAATATTCGCCATGCTCGGCGGCGCAATTGTGTAGACGGTGCCTGGAATGGTGATCGACGCTGCTTTGTTGGCAAAAGTTCCGCCAGAACTGGTCGCATTCGGTTTAACCTGAGTCCACGTAGCGGTGGTGCCCGTCCCGCTAATCAAATTAAACGTGCCATCAAACGAACCGTCCTGCACACCGGCAATCTCAACGGTTATAAGACCCGCCGCCGTAAAGTTAGGTTGAGCGGCGAAATTGACTGTGACTAAATTCGCGGCGCGCGTGATCGAAACGATGGCCACCGAACCTAGAGACGTGTTCACGTTTACCGGCAACGTGCTCGTAACTGGGACGTCGTTATCTATATTTAGGAGATCGCTGTCCTCGATGTCCGCATCCGTATTTGTGTCCGTGTAAGTAATGGTCCCTATTGGAATCTGCGTGACCATGAACCATCCAACGGTCAAACTTCCGCCTCTGCGATAGATTCTTACGTGGGTTACTTGTGGATCGGTAGATGCAATCCAAGACACGAAAACCGGCTGATTCCAAGGGAGCAAGAATGCTGAATTGGCCAAAATGGTCGATGGATTCGATTCGTGTCCCGTATTGTTGTTGAAATACGTGTAACGGTAATCGTAAGAAGTTCCCGCGTAAGAGCTCGGACCTGTTCCGCCAAACAAATACAAATCATCGACACCGATCTGGACCGAACCGGTGATCGCCGTGTTGATTTGAATTTGGAACGAATTTACGTTTGCCCAAGTAGTGCCTGGCTGTCCCGCGAGCCCGACCGCAACAAAATCTCCAAGTTGAAAAGTAACCCTCGTCCATCTATAAAGGCCGGGCAGCAATTGGAACGGTCGCACAGAAGGCAAAACCGGATCATCTGTAGGAAGCAAATCTTGGTTCGTTGAACCAAGCGAAGTCAAAATCGTATTTCCGGAAGAACGATCGTACGTGCGCCCAGTCAACGCACTGAGCGCCGCAATATCCCCGTCCACGGCCGACTGAATCGAAATCGGTACAAGCGACTTATAGTAATAATCCTGAGTGAAACTTCCATCACCGACGTCGAACAGTAAACGAATTTCACTAAGATTCGCCGGATTGGAAACGTTGATATACGCACTTATCGTATCGGTTGGACCCGAAGGATTACCTTCAATCTGGCTTAGATCGATTGCCCCAACTCTTGTAATCGTTCCCTGTGAATTCGCCGGTATTATAGTTTGAACAAAATAAGCCGAAACAACGAATCCCGGTGAATGCGTTTTAGTGAAATAACAACTGCAAGAAGTTGCCGTGACGTTGATGGCGATGCACTCTTCCACACTTCCGCCGGTGTCGATCTCCAAAATCATCCCTTCCATTACACCGTCGTTCGTACCAACGGGAATGGTCGCCTGAATAGGAGCGGTCTGAATCCCGTAAGTACTTATCTCACCACCGGTACTCGTGGAATCTGCGCCACCCTGATCCCAGGTGACCGTTTGTGTTCTATATCGACGATCGATAAAACCAAGACTCAAAATAACAAACGGGCCGCCATCAAAACTAGCATCCCCAACTTCGGATACTTCAATTTCTTCTCCAACCAAAAAAGGCGAAGTTGGAAGTCCTCCATTAGAAGGAAGGCTCACCACGGCCGTCACAACCCCAGCCGAACGCGAAATGCTCGAGATCATGTACGGTCCGGACATTTGATTTGCAGCAACATAAACACGTACCGACCGATTGCTCGATAGCGTCCCGCCAGCACCGATAGCATTGACGCCAGCCTGATTCCATGTGGCTGTTGTTGCCGTTCCTCCGGTCGTGGAAAATGTACCGTCGAACGAAGCGTCCCCAACGCCAGCGACCGTGATTCCCAACCCCTCGCCCATCACGAAGTTTTGAGTAGCCGCAAACGTAGCCGTTACGACACCCCCGGTGCGCGTGACCGAGATAATCGCTACCGAAGGCATCGTGCCATTCACAATGGACACGCCACCACTGGCCGGATCGAAATCGAAAATCTGATTGTCGGGGTAGGTCTGCAACGCGATGTTTGGCGGATACAAAGGCGCGAAAATGCCCATCTGCTGCGCCGTCGCAAACGTTCCGTTGTCCTTCAACATCTGCGCGCCATCGCAGAAAAAGGCATACGGCGAGGCCGAAAAGTTCGGGCGATACACCACGATCGAGAATCTGTTACCGCTCAGGCCAGCGCCAATCTGGGTGAACGGCCCTTGCCCGTCTCCATTTATCCGGTAGAGGTTTGTGCCAGCGCCGGCGTAACGCGAATTGTTAGCCGCTGGCGGCCCGGAAAGTGGCTGCAATCCCTTGAGCCGGCCAAGGGTATGCACGTTCGTTGGAGAAAGCGGAGAGTTCCCGGTACCCGGCGTGGTGTTGATCAGCGTTCGTCCATATCTGGACGATTGAGCGTTCTCCTGGCGCTCTTGGGCATTCGCCAGATTCATGTAGCCGTGATCCGGCACACGATCGCGCGCATACCGCGCCGCGAGGCCCTTCGAAGAAAAGATGTAACTTTGGGTTGTATAAAGCGGTTCGCTCATTTAGCTATCCCAATCAGGAATTTCAACCGTTTGCCCTCTTAGCTTGTGACAACAGTCGCCGAGAAACCTAATCTCCCCGTCGGTTACGAACGAATGACAGCGATACTCCGGGTAGTCCTTGTTACAAAGCAGCGACGGTGTGAATGTGGGCTTGTCGAACGACCCGTTCCAAGTCCACCGCGGCACCTCGAAATGGTGGCCATACCCGCAACCGGGGCAGTGGAAAGCGTAAAGCCGCTGCCCGCGATCGCCGTCCCCCATGTCGTGAATCTTTGCACCCATTTAACTTTCTACTAGCTTGTCTCGGTACTGCACTGCTTCGCATTTGGCGCAATACCACTCCGACCGCTTGTAGTTACGATGGACAATTTCATCCCCGTAAATATTCGGGAATTATATAGCTAACTCCCTTAAAGATGCTCTGCCCCGGTGAACGCTTCGTTTACCCGTTTTTCCCACTCTTCTTTTGGAAACGAACGGGCATACAGAAACGCTATCAACTCGCCTTCGGAAAAGCCGCCGCGACAACAACCTGTGACCATAGCCTCTTGTGCGCCGTGGACGTGACAGTAAACTTCATAGGCTCGCAGTGTCACCGTTTGCGGACATTTTCCGCCGCGATGGTCAACTGTTTGTACGGGGTGCGTCAAAATTTCGCTCATAACTCATTGATTCCTTTCGGGGAGTCATCTATATAATTCCCAAATATTCCGATTCCAGTACCACGAATGCTTGCAAAACAACCGCTTGAGCCATTGCTTCATTTTTCCCTTTCTAGGCTATCGCCAGCAAAGCTTGTAAAATGCTAATTACAAAGGACTTCAGCCCGAGTACAATTGCCTGTAGACTGGAAATCTTCCAAATACAGCCGTTCCAATTGCTTCCTTCGGATTCGGAACGTCAATGCCTTGCATGAACCTCTGAGTCAGAAAAATCCCGTAGTCGTAAATCTTCGAAGTGAATTCAGCCAACAGGGGATTCTTTTGCTCGCCATCTTTCGACGACGCGCGCGCCAAGACTCCATATTTCATGTAATGCGAAAGAATGTCCGGGACAAGCAGTGGGCTCAAAAGCGTCGTCAGATTGACGTCCTTCTGCGAGTAGAACAACTCGATCATGTCGGCCTGAATCGGCAACGGATAGAAGCCGTATTTGGCCGTGTCGATTTGGTCTTGAAACCACTGCTGCGGTGGACCGTTTTCCTGCTCCCACAACGAATTCTCGAGATCCAGATCGGTCTGCGTTGAGTTCTGGACTTCCTGAATCGACAAGACCGTAGCAACGCTCGACAGCAAACCAATCCTCTCCAGCCGAACCGCATCCGCGGATTGCGCATAAAAACGCGATGCCGGCGTGAGAGGGGTCTGTAAATTGTTGTAGATACAACGAGTCTTTAGAAGGAAGTCGTTTTCGACCTCGACCAAATACGCCAGCATCTCGGCTTGGGTAAACAGAATGTGATCTGGCTGACCTTCCGGAAACGTCGCTCCGAAAATCGGCTCGCCTACCGGGTGGTTGTTCACAAAAAGAGCAGTGAACCCGCCTGGACCAACCGTTGCGATCGTGACTACCTCTTGGGTTCCAGAACCATTTGCACCAACGACAATCTGAGCGCCAGGATACATTCCAACAACACTGGAAACTGTTACAGCGTTGACCGTCCCGCCATCGATCGTAGTTCCGATATTGGTCGTATTGACGACAGCCGAAACAAGAACGTAGCTGACGTCCATCAGAATGTCATTGGCGAGAATCAGGCCCATGCTACCTCTGTTCCACGTCGGTCTGCTTGGCGGCAACTCCTACGGTCTTTGTGAAGCGCAGAGAGCCCTTGCGGGTAGCGAACTTGGAGAGCTCTTCCATCTTATTCAAGAAACGATCGAGCACTGCCAGCGAGCTAAGAAGTTCCTGTCCTCCCTCCTTTATGCGCGCGGCGTGGCTCGCATAATCGACCAGCGCATCCATGTACTCCTGCTGATAATCGACAGACTCCGCTCCGGTGTACGGCCGTGATTCGTAAACCGGAAACTGCACGACCGTTAGATAAACGGTTACCGGACCACTGCCAACAACCGGAGGGAAGATCCCAAACTTGTTGAATCCGAACGGAAACCATCCCTGAATCTTGGTGCTTGGAACCGAAGTGTCGTAGCTTTCCCATCCGGGATCGAGCTTGTCCAATTCCCACCACGAATATTTCCGGATGTACCCCGGCCCATCCATTCGCAAAAGCGCCAAAGCGTTTGGAGGCATGGCCTGGAAAAAGCTGCCAGGCTGAATCGCAAAAGGAACAGACTGGCGAATCTGCGGCTCGCCCGTAGCGAGCGTGGCCATGTTCATCGCTTCAACTAGGAACGGATAAATCTCGTTCTGTAAATTCCAGAAGATAGGATCTGTCCGCTCTTCTTCCAATTGATCGAGAACCAGATTCGCCAAGTCTGAGATTTGAGTCATGTGTCCAATCGTCCATATATGGACAAATCAAAGTGAACGTAAAAACGCAATAAGCGCCTGTTGGTCGCTCGGCGAACGATGATTGAACAACCCAATCACAGTATTCGCTTCGGAGCCTTGCGATGCGTGAGCCTGAATTGCGCACGGCAAAGTCGTACATCTTCCATCGTGGAGCAGAAACGCTCGCTGGCCGACGCCCCACAACGGTGCCGACCGAAACTCCTGCCCGGTCGCTGTGCCCTGTGTAACGCCATCGGCAAGTCCCACTCCGAGATTATGAACGAGCAAATCTGAGAATAGATTCACCTGCGCGCTAGAAATCGCCGTTGCTTCACTTGATGGGCCTGATACCAACACTGGCGTGTGGCACAACGCGCAACCCACCTCATTGAACACTTGCTGCCCCGGCATCGTCCCAAGCGGTACAGATGGCGCTGGCGCCGCGAGATCGCGCATGAACGCCGCAAACTCTTCGATGTCCGATAACATCTGCACTCCTGCAAGTGAAGGATTCGATGTGTCCTCCGGGGTAAGATTCACGCGGCAACTTGCGGGTAGCACACTCCCGGGCATCGGGCGCTCTGTAGGAAAAAGTTCATTCGAAACGCCATCCTCGACGTTGTACGCCTCGCCCGCGAATACCAAGCCCGATTTGTTCTGCGCCTTCCAGCCGAATCGCGTGATCGTGCCGTCGTTTGGATTCGTGTTGGTGTGACCTGAGATGCCAAGCAATAACTTCGCCAGTGGATTCGCATTCATGTTAGTGATGATGGCCTCGTTCGGGATGTTCTCGATAAGGCCAAGCCCAAACACCGGCGTCGGAATACGGAAGCTGGCATTGCCGAGCGCAAGTTCCTCTGCAAAGTTCGGCTGTGCAAGTGTGCATGTGGTGTTATCGGCGCGGCCAGTCACGGTGAAAAGGTCGTGAACGCCTCCGTCCGGCATTGCGATGTTGAGCGACCCATCAGCGTTGTGGAAGTATTTGAGCCGCATCTCGCGTACCGGGCCATCTGGCGTGATGAACGGCGGGATAATGTTGATCGCGCCGTCAGCGTTGTAGTCAACCGTCGCCTGTGGATTCTGACCGACAAACGGATAGGCCGTGAGCGATGGCGATGTCCCGCCGATTGCTGGCTGCGCGTGGCACTCGCCGCAAGCCTTGAACGGCCCGGAGTTGTAGAACGGACCCAAGCCTCCAGGAAACGTCTCCGTCTCGACAAATCGCGCTGCACCGTCCTGCGCTTGTGCGAGTTGCGCTGCCGTCAAGCCGGGTAAAAATCCGCCTGCACCAATTGATCCACCGCGCGGCCCCGGATCAACCACCGCCGTCGTAACGACCGGAGATTGTCCCTGCGTTCCCGCCGCAAGACACGCACACATCGCCACCAATACAACTGTTAGCATAGTCTTCATTTTGTCCGCCCTTTGGACCGGGCCGGGAAGCCCTTCTAGAACAATGGACCAACTAAATAGACGTCATCGCAAGCTAAATCGCTTGGATTGCTACAGTTCCCTCCGCTAATGCCATATTGCTACTGAACACAACGTACTTCCCGTCCCTGCTAATGCACCTCGCTGCTGTCCCCAGAAGCTCGACGAGTCATCTCGTGTCCGCGACCAGAACAGCCGGTAAATATCTCCGGTCGTGCCGCCGAGTCCACCTGTGTTCCCAACGCTTCCTACGTTGACGAGAATATCTTCGCTCTCATACGGGAAGAAGCAGTTGCCAGGGAGCGATGACCCCGCTTGGGTGTATTGGCTGCATGAGGTATTCGTTGGCGCAACGTAATTCGGACTGGTCGTCCACCATTCCGGGCTAGTAGGTCTGGAAGTATCGTCATAAGCAATGAGCGCCCATGGCTGCGACGGAGACGTTCCCGCCGTGCTGATATGCCCTCCGGTAAACGCGGTCGTGAAAACGCACGCCACGGCGTTGTTGGCGTCGTTCATGCTGGAATGTCCACCGTGATTTGGACACGGATCGTTCCCTTGACTTCCGTTTGGCGACGGGTCCCAGAGCGACAGGAACATATTCAGGCCGCCCGTCAAGCTCTGGAACGAGTCTGTATGCGTCGTTCCGGTTTGCATGTTGAACAGCGTGCCGCCAGAAGTCACGAGAGACTTGCAGGACTGCCCGCCGCGAACGCTGACTTACAGGCCGCATCCATGTTCGGCTCTGACTGCGTGCCATTGTTGGTGACTGCCTCCCATTCAACTTCCGCCCGGTTGTCCGTGGACATGATGATCTTGTGAATCGTGCCATTCGCTACGTTCGTCGCGCCCATCGGGAACGGCGCTGCGCCTGAGCCGGAATATTCCGAGTTCGCAAACACGCTTACGGCACCTGCTGAATTGGAAAGCGTGGAAGTCCATGACGAAGTGATCGTATTCGAATTCAGGTTGTAGCTGAACACGTCCACGTTCGCTACGCCGCTGACTGCCGGGGCATGCTCTCCGACGAGCGCGATGGTCGAGCCGTCGAGAGAAATTCTTGTCTCGTCGGTGATCGTAAATACGTATATTGCGGCGAAGACGAGAAAGTGTGAACTGTGGCGAGACTAAGCGTGTTCGTCCCTGTGATCGTCGCGCTCATCAGGGAATTGTTATTCGTGTAATAGAAAAGCGCCGGATTCGTGGCACTCCACATAAACACAGTTGTCGGATTGGTTGCTCCCGGCATGTTCGCGTTGTTCACGATAACTGTGCCGCTCAAATTGATGACGCACCATCCACCGCCTCCGCCGCACGTTCCCGCGCCCGCGACGAAGATATACGTGTCATTAGAGTTCATCGGTTCATGCGTTGAGTAGTAGTGAACCGTGTCTCCGCCGACCGTCAGCCGTTTGACGGTGCAGCCCGTGCCGCCAAGCGCCACACCAAGCTGATCAACGTAGGTGCCACCCACACTCGCTGGAGGCACAAAGCTCGCCCAGGATGGCGACGGCAAGTGCCCGGCGTGGTCATCCACTCCGCCGCACTTGGGAGTTCCTGGCGGCGCCGAAGCAACCACGGTAAATGAACCGGTGCCCGTGATAGTTCCGGTACCAGTAACAGACTGCCCAAACGCAGAACCGGCAACGAGAAACAAAATGACAGCTAAAGTGTTGCGCATAGATTTGCTCTTTCTCCGCAAGGCAAAGATGGCCAAGCCAATCACACCAAGAGTTCCACCGACCGCGATGACACCGGTTGTCGATGGCGCCGTAACCGTAACCGTGAACGATGAAGTGCCTGGAGTAGATGGCGTGCCAGAGACAATCCCGGTCGCCGGGGCCACCGTCAATCCAGCCGGCAACCCGCTTTCGATAGCGTAAGTGCAATTTATACAAGGAGTGCCATTGAGGGCCACTGCGGCCACGGTCGCGATGCTCGCTGAGTAGGCGACCGACACAGTGCCCTGCGGCATCGTGAACGGCGAAGTCATCGAAACCGTATTTGACGGCGGGGGTGGCGGCGTAACCGCCGAAACGACAAGCGAAAACGATTGCGATACTGCGCCGGCAGAATTGCTGGCCGTAAAAGTTACCGGGAATGTACCAGAAGCAGTCGGCGTCCCACTAAAAACAGGAGAAGAAAAAGTCACACCCTCGGGCATGGCCCCGCTCTCGGCGATCTTCGGCGCCGGAGTTCCGGTTACGGTCACGGTAAAACTTCCGGGCATCCCTTGAGTAAACGTCGCGCTCGAGGCGCTGGTAATTTTCGGAGCAACTGGCAATGGAGGTGGCGGAGGAGCGTTGACCGTAAGAATCGCAAGAGCACTCTTGACGGAACTTCCGCAACTTGAAACCACTACGGCAAGCGTGTCACCGTCCATCGTAACGGTCGTGGCTGTGACTGTGTAACTCGATCTTGTGGCGCCAGTGATCGCTCCGCCGTTTCCGTACCACTGGTAATGAAGCGGACAAAATAAGGAAAGAGTTGAATTGTTCTTAGCCACGACACTGAAAGTCGCTGACGCAGGGGCCGTAACAACAACGCTCTTCGGTTGCGTCGTAATAGTCGGTACAGCAGATAAAGCCAACAGTGCAGCGATCAACAAAATTCGCATATTTTCCCTTTAATTAAACTTCGCGCAAATCCATCCGACCACATCGCTCGTTCCGCCTGTGATCGTAAAGCCCGTCGTGGTCGTCACGATCTTCGCCCCACCGGCCGTGGTTTCATCGGAAGGCACGCAAACTGGACGCGTAACGTACGTTCCCGTGAACGTGTAGCTCGCCGTTCCACCCGAGAGCGTCAACCTTCCAACGCCATCGGTGTTCGATGACGTCGTGCTTGCCAAAATCACGCCGGCCGACCCACCACCAATTACAAGTTGGGTTCCAGAACCAGTAAAAGCCAAACCATTGACGGACATATTCTCGGGCGTCGAAACCGTTGACCCGTTGTCCGTAAGGCTCGAGTTGATGAGCGAATTTGCCCCGTTAGCCTTGGGAAGAACATTCGTCGATAACGAAGTCGATGTCGTGTTGCCGGTTCCCGTGCCGCATGTTGGGCAAGAAACCTGCCCCGTTGCTCCGACAACAATCGGCGACAAACCGCTCAATCCCGCGCTTCCCACGTTCCCAATCGGAAGCTGCCCGGTTATTCCGCCATTCCCCGTGCCGGCCAAATTGATCGCCGGGACTTGCGTATTCAGCAAAAGAGTCAAATGGGCTACCGGCGTGGTGCTCGTAATGACAAGCGGCGCCGTGCCGGTAGCAACCGTCGAAGTGAAAGTCTGGGTTGTCGAAATCGGTTCGGTGGTCGAAACCGTTACGCCATTGTCGCTTATCGAAGAACTGGTGATTACCGATGCGGCCGAGAACTTGGAAATGAAATTGGTTGCGCCCGACCCAGAAACCGTTCCTGTCGCACAAGACCCCCACAACGGATCGGTGCCATTGCTCGTAAAACACGTTCCGCTTACACCGATCGCAATGCGTGTCCCCACTCCGCTGTGATAGTAAATCAAATCGCCTTCCGTCGTCAGTGGGCTCAAGGCATTGAACGCCCCATTCGCAGTTGTTTGGCCCGTGCCGCCACCGGCGATCGACCGCGTTCCGGTCGCCGTGAACGAAACGTTCAAACCAGAAGCGGCCGCGGTAATGGTGATGCCATTGGTTGCAGTGCCAGTCTGGAAATTCACTGGACTTCCGAGCGGCGAACCTCCGTTCACGGTAATACTTGATCCAGAGCCACAAGGTGATCCGTAATCCGCAAGCGCTCCGCTAGATCCCCACTTCACGCAATCGTTGAGCGTTCCGGCTGGCGTGACGGCCGTGGCCGTAATTGCACCGGTACCCGTAGGTCCGAGCGACGCCCCGCTACCTACGAACATAGCCGCACTCGTATTCGTTCCGCCTGTGATCGCCGGAAAAGCGATCGTTGAAAGACCGCACGCCAATCCGTAATCGACAAGCGTTCCACCTGCTCCCCACTTCACACAGTCACCCGAAGTACCGGCCGGAGTTACGGCCGTGGCTGTGATCGTACCCGGTACCGGTCACACCCAAACTTGCACCCGTGCCGACCAACATCGCTGCGGCAGTGTTTGTGCCTCCAGTAATCGAAGGGAAGGCTGGAGAAGCGTTGCACGTTGTCCCGGCGTCCACAAGGTTTCCGCTCGCACCGACCTTCACGCAATCATTCGTCGTGAGCGCTCCAGTCACCGTGGCGATCTCGGTTGTGCTTCCGGAATAAGTAAACGGAAGCTGCGCGGTCGTTGTTATCCCAGAAATATCCGTAAAAGCTGGCTGCGTGGACGAAGGCACGCCGCTCGTTGAAATTGTGTTGATCCACTGGTGCGCAACCGCAACATAGGACTCCACTCCACCAAGCGTGCTAGCTGACGGAAGTGGAAGATCAGCACCAACCAAAGCTCCAAAAGTCGGCGTTGCCGCCGATCCGGACGTTGGCCCGCGCCAAAACGTATTCGCGCTCTGCGTATTCGCCGTACAAGTCAAAATCCCAGTGGTCGTCACAGGGCTTCCGCTCACCGCGCAAGGGATGCCCGTCAGCGCTACACCGACGCTCGATACCGTCCCTGTTCCAGTGCCACTGCCACAAGTGCTTCCGTTGTCAGTAAGGCTCGCTCCCGGCCCCCATGCTACGCAGTGCCCATTTACGGGCGTCGTTCCTGTCCAGTAAGGAATAATGCCCGTCGCATCGGGAAACGTATAAATTCGGTTCGCGGTGTTCGCGTGCGTGAAAGTTCCAAAGAACTGCGTTGAGCCAGCAACAGAGAACGTCTGCGTGGGGAGCTGGCACGCTGACCCCAACCGGGCAATTCGTTCCGTAGGCTCGCCAAGTTGTTCGGCGATCTCGTAGGCTTCGTTGTCGCTGATGGAGCCTGCTGCGAAGTGCAAGAGAATCGGTGCATAAAACTGTCCGCTCTGGGTGGCGCTTACCTGTCCAAGCAAAATAGGACCGGCAGCGTTCGTATTTGTTTGTATCTTGCAGATGCCGGAGGTCCATTCCCACTCCCCATCGCCTGTGAAATACTGCTGACTTAGATAAGTCGCTCCCGGCCCTTGATTGCTGCCATTTGGAGGAGGAACGCAATAGTCCCCCGATCCATAACCATTTGAGGCTAAGGCGAACTTAACGGCAGGAACCGGGAGGCCGTTAGCAGTCTGGGACCGTGCCCACCCGCCGAAAATATAGAAGTCACCCACTGTAAGTGCTACTGAATTAGCCTGATAGAACTGTATTTCTGCGATTCCAGAAGCGGAAGTGAACTGCGCGGCATTGGTTGTCCCGTCTGGCGCCGTGATCCCTGTCGTAGTCGTTCCTGAGCCGGTGAAATATGTCCATGCTGTCGAATTGGTATTAGCTAGGTTGGCCGAACGAACAGCGGCCGGCGGAAACGGTCTTCTACCTGCATCCGTCATTCCAATCAAACGATTGGACGCCATGCCAACTTGTCCCTGATGCAGAGGACTTATCGTAGTCGCTGGGTAAGTACCGTTTATTACAGTCATTCCACCGATAGTTGGATTAGGACCAGCGCCGTACACGCGCTCGACTTCCACGGTCTGCACGCCTGAAGAGCCACCCCCATCCACTTCCACGGCCGCAATATTGTTGATCGTGTCGGAAGTCTCGACGTTCGAGATGTGGGCAAAAGTGCTTGAGCCAACTATGCTGGTGATGAGCACAGGAGGGGTATCGGGAGTTGTGTTGTCCCCCTCGTAACTCAGGCCATCCACATAAAGGCTCGCGCCGTTTAGGCCCGGTTGCAGCCAGACGCTCCCTGAATTGATACCAGAGCTATTGATGAAAATTAGGCCGCTGCCGGAGCCGCTCCCTGGGTTGATAGCGAGAGCCGCAGAGCTTGCGCCGAAGGTCTGACCGCCGCTCGATGTAGCGTTAGGGCCATCTTGCGCGAAAGTGTACTGAGTTTGGGGAGATCCAATCACACTAACGACGGTGTACGAGCCGTTGAAACTTGGGTCGGTCGTATTTTGTAAAGTTATCGCCTCCCCCACGGCGACATCGTTGGTGGCTGAGGTGGTGACAGTGACGACATTCGAGGACCGTGCCAGTGCGCTGATAGTCCAACGCTCTGACCTGCATCCCTGGAGTTCCACATCGTTAAAATAAATCCAGAAGGAATTAGAGCCAATGTCGATGCCGGGGCCGGTACCGGTTCCTACAGAACAGTTCAAGGCGGTGCTGACATTGTTCAAGGTCAAGGAAGTTATAGCACCGTCTCCAATACCTCCGCCGTTCCGATTGTTGTTCGAATCTATACCGATTTTACCTGCCACACCTGGGTAAGAGAATCCAAAGTTGTTCAGGGTAGGTGCGCCATTTATGGAGGAGAACCAGAAGGCAGGATGCACGCCGTCGGCCGAACCGCCCCAGCCTTCCAGGCAAATAGGGATGTGTCCGTGAGCCGGGAAACCGTCGGGGACAGCGCAGTCTATCGTCAGTGGGCTTGTGTATCGAAGCCAGCCAGAGACTCCGGCCGAGTAGTTCGGATCACTGCTACCGAATAGCCACAGCCCACCATTTGTAGCGGGGCCACCATATGAGACAGTGCCAGCAATTTCCACTACGCCACTACCGGCTGTCGGCGGACTGGTCGCCCCTCCCGGCAACGCCTCAAGCGCAGCGTACACGTGTTGTTTCGCTGTTGCCCACGACAGCCCGGAATGTGAATCGTTTCCCGCCGAAGAGACGTATTGGATATTGCTGATGTGCGTATCAATAGACTCTACGTCAATCGTTGAACCGCTGGGGTTAAAGGTTACGCTGGGGATCGAACTTGATAGCGTCACACCTCCCGTCAAAGTATTGAGCGACGAAACGCCACTTCCGCCACCGCCACCACAAGCCGCGTTCGTGCTGCCAAGAATTCCACTTGTCCACGTAGCGCAGCCGTTTGACTGAGCAGAATCAGAAAAGCCCCCGCCGCCATCCATGCCAACGGCTCGACCGGTAGAACTAAATGCGGAAAAACCTCCAGCGCCTCCTGTTCCAAGCAATCCCATGGCCGCAACGTCAAGTCCAGTCGTGGACTGGCTTCCACAGCCCTCCTCAGCATTGTTCGAAACACAAACTTCTTGATAGAAGGTACTGGCAAGTATTTGCCCTCCGGGACCACCTGCAATTTGAGTCATAAGCAGTTGTGGTCCACTGTTACTGTCCGAGAGTTGGAAAGAATTGCCACTTTCTGAACTAGGAGGATTAATTGAAATGGAACCACCTACAGACGATCCCACTTCTAACGATCCACCATTCCAAGTTAAATAATCAGACCCTCCAAAAACCCCAGAATTATTAAACTGAATATCGGTATTATTTCCGCCGGGAATTCCACCGCCACCGCCACCAGCGTTAACCGTGTCCGGAGTGAGAATTGCCACCGACGCTGTGGTGCCGGTGCCGACGTTCACCGAGGTTACAAGAACATTGTCATAGCCGGGAGTTTTGGTCGTCGATCCAGTATCGTGAAGGAAACCGGCCGTCGTTGCCGACATGATCGCCTGATCGCCGATGACCGTTTGATTGTCAAATACCAACGTACACGACCAGCTAAAACAAACTTGCACGTTTCCAGCGTTGCCAGCCCCGAACTGCGCCGATCCCACCAAACCTTCTGCCGTTCCGGCCGCGCAAACGATCGCCTGGTTTATCGAATTTCGGCACACGGTGTTGTTAACAACTGTGCCGGGATTAGCATTCGCCATCTGGCCGTAAAGACCGTTCGACATGACCGAGGTTCCATTTGGCCATTGAGAAGGATTTGAGTTGTCGTCATACCCGGAAGAAATGCCAACGACCAGCGGCGATACGAATTTAGCGATACGGTTACTTAAACCGCTTCCGCCGATCGTTCCTCCGCCCGTTCCGGGCATCGAAATCGACGCAACAAACAACTGGATTCCGTTCGCCTGAAAGGTAAGGGTGTAATTTCCCGGCGCAGCCCAGAATCCATAATTTCCATAAGCGTCTGATGAAATCGGATTTGCCAAAGGCGTGACGCCGTTGGGGTCGGCGTAAAGGCTCGAGATCGGCGTGCAAGGAACTCCTGGAGATCCGTACGGACAAACAGTAATCGTGGCGCCGGCAACCGTGGTTACCGGGATCGACTGACTGAAAACAACGTTGTCGTACCTCGAGAGCGTTTGTCCATATATGGACGAACAGAAAACGAGAACGAAAAACGTCAATCCAATCAGTTTTTTAATTAAGGTCGGCATATATAGTCCACAGCTAACGTGCTCGCCGCCACGCTGACTCCTGCTGTAATCGTAAAGCTCGATGTGCTTGGAGTCCCGTGACCAATGCCGAACAGAGTCGCCCCACCTTCCTGTGTAACGATGCAGAGGCCCGGAGCAGCCGAAAGTGTCGCTGAGAAATTTACGGTGGCGATGGTGCCCGTGGTGGCTGTGCCGCCTACGATGGTCAGTTCGCCTCGCTCGTTCGTGCAGGTGTAGCCAGAGGCGCACACCACGCTCGTAACGTTCGTGCCTGCTGTGAAGGTCGGTGTGCCTGTCGCTAGGTTGATGGCGATGGCACACGGGCCTGCGGCGCTCGCGAGCAAGCCACCCTGTGGTCGGCTGTTCGCACGCACCAGCGGTCAATCCTGAGTCGGTGATGCTTGTCGAGGCAGAAAGCGCTCCGGTAATAGCCACGTTCAAAGGCACTAAGCTGCTGGACCACGTCTCCGTGATTGCGCCATTGGTGCCCGGTACGCAAGTCGTGGCGATAGTTTCGGTGTTAGTTGTGGACGAGGTCCCATTCCAGATTTTCATTGATTTCCAAATGCTTCCGTTCGGAGTACAAGCGCCCGAGGTTGCGGCAGTAATCGATTGCAGGTAGACTCCGCCCCCGGCGGAGGCCAATAGCGCGCTACCTGAGCTGCTGCTTGCGATGATGCCTGAGAAAGTTCCGGTGCTTCCAGAGCTAACCCCTCCCGTAGCAGTGAGTAGACCAGCGCTACTTACCTTAAACTCAGAGGTCGTTCCCGTAAACCAGTTGGCGAGGTCAGCCGTCCCACCTGTTGGCTGGCGAATCGTGGAGTAAGTTCCCGCCGTGTTGAGCGTGACGATAGACGCCGCGCTGCCCGAGGTCAAATCCAAGCAACCGAAAGAGTTCGCATTCGTGCCAGCATAAGGCACGCAAGTTGACTCGATTGTTGGCGTCGAGGCTGTCCCTGCATAACTGAATGTCCATGGTGCAGTTGTCGAGAACGCCCCTGTCTGCGTGTTGGCTCCGCTGGTAATCGCGCTCCATGCCGTTGAGCCCGTGTTTACCGCAACCCCATTGACATACAAGCCACCAGCGTTAATCGTCCCTGCACCCTTGTCGCCGCCTGTGACCGTCGAGGGCACCGTAACCCCAGCGTCATTCTCGAACCGAACTACTTCTGCCGCTGTTAGCGAGCCGTTTGGTGTCGTGGCGATATCAGCATAGCTGCCACCATTGCTAGTGGTCTGGGTTTGATTGGCGTAGGTGTGGAAGGATGCGATAGGTCCATTAAGACCCGTGCCGTTATAGGCAAAAGAGTTTATGCCACCCAGTTGCGTACCGGACGTGACTGCTGTCGGAGACCCTACTGTTCCGCCAACGGCTACTCCTGAAATGAAGGGTGTACCTCCAAACGAGATTTCTGACAGTCGAGTACTTGCCCCGCTATTGGCGATGGCAAGGAGAGTATTCGAGGGCACAAAAGCAGTGATGCTGGAGCCAGTGGGATTCAGTATTGCGCCGCCGCTGCCTGTATAAGTGAGCAGAGTGCTGCTGTCGGTAAGTGCAGCGTCTCCGCTCACAGCAGTGCCTGTCGAAGCGTAATAAGCCATCTGCGTTGCCGTGCCGGAATTGACCGTTCCCCCACCGCCGATGGTGTTGCAGCCGAAAGCGTTGGTCGTGGAGTTGAACGTCAGCGCGTTGGTCGCGCCGGAGCATGAGCCGAAAATGGAACCCATCGTTGTGTAGGACGGTGCGGCGGATGAACTTGTGTTGTTGCCAAACAGCGTGAAGGCCCCAGCGTTTGACAAGGTGAAGCTCAGTGCCGGAGTTGTCGTCGAGGTCGCAACGCTAGACGTGAGGAGTGGTGATAGGTTGCCCGCGCTAAAACTTGTGACCGTGCCGCCAGTCGCAGGAGTCTGCCACGTAGCCGCCGTTCCACTCGTCGCTGTCGGCACCTGTCCAGAAGTTGGCGTGCCCGTGACCGTCACACCATCGATCGCGGTCGCTCCGATAATTCCCGTTCCAGATACCGTCAGACTTCCCCCGCTACCAATAACCAGGGGGTTTGGGTTCGTGCCTGCCGTAATGGCACTGAAAGGCGGCGTACCACCACTCCCTCCTCCGCAAGCAAGGCCAGCATCAGTAATAACATTCGGCGAAACAAACTTCACACAATCGTTGGCCACCACAGTTCCCTGCACCGTGACATTGCCGCCGCCGACTTGGCCACCGCCTCCTCCACCGCTCGTTTGTCCATATATGGACGAACAAGAAGCGAGGACCAGAATCAAAAATCCGATGACTCTTTTCATTGTTACACCTGCGTGAAAGAAGGAAGATAAAGATCGCCGGTCGTTCCGTCGATCCACCACTCGGACGCCGACCCAGCATCCGTGATTCCCGACGTCGTGGAATTGAAATCAAACGGCTGGCCACCGGCTCCAACAACTTGAAGTTTCACAATCAAAGACTGCCCGGCCGGTGATCCAGTATCCTTCTTCAAATTTGGATTGTTTCCAATGTAAAGCGCACCAACGTTTCCGTCTTTGGCTTGAATATAAAGACTCGACAACTGCGCGCCAAGCGCAACGTAAACGCCGCTCGCGTGAGCAAACAGAAGCGCCGCGACCGTGATGTGCGTGGAATCTGGGATTGCAGTTACCCTCTGACGTTCCGGGAAAGAAGCCAAGGGTTCAAGAACCGCAAACTCGTTCACAAAAAACGGCGAGCTATCAGCCACCACGAGAGTGACAGGGTTTTTAGAAGCCGCAGCCGCGGCCGTTAGCTTCGTCCCAAAAACTGGCTGCGGCGATCCACCGGCCGCAATGGCGTAGTAGCGAGTCGATCTTTGAGACATAACTTCCTCCCTTACTCACCCTTCGTGTGCGAATGCGTCATAAAACCGCCGTACGCTCCGTTCTCGTCCGGCTCCGTCTTCGTCTGCCCGCAATCGGTAGACACCGACGCGCGCAGCCCGAGAGAGTTTGTAACCTCCTCTCCCTCGTTCAAAAAGTTCTTCCGGCGAATGTGATGGCGGCAATCGTCCTCGCCCATCTGCGCGCCGGCCGGGATGTCGTTCATCGGAGACTTGTCGTCTAAAAGACTCTCCGGAGATCCCAACAAATCCAAATGTGTGCCCTTGGGTTTCATTTCCGTACCTCCCTTACCTCTCGGTTGTGTCTCGGCGCTTCCGGATTGTCCATGTTGTAAGCGAAAGATTGGACACCGTGTTCTTTCTCCAAACTCCGAAGATGTTTTAGCGATTGAACCTCAATCGACTTTCCGTTGATGTTCGTCGTCGTAAACGGAAAAGTTGACTTGCCCTGATACTTGACGATCGGGGCGCACGCAGAACAAAAATCGCCTTTCCCGACGATCACAAAATAATGCCGCACCCGCTTGCCGCAACCAGCACAATCAACGCCTAGACCGTCCGCCGTCCCTTCCATGTTCTTTCCTTTCGACTCGCTCGCCGCGATGCAATTTGTAAGGCCCCGTCTTCTTCACCCGGCCACCGTGCTTAAATGATCCCATCGGCTTCCGAGCTTCCGTGCGCGTTCCAGCAGCCTCGGTGGCCAGCTTTCCCTTGCCAATCCCCTCGCGCGTTGGCGTATTGAGCTTCGCGGAGGAGAGGCCAGGGAACCCGGTACGCCTCACCGCCGTCCACCCTTGCGCTCGCTCTTACGTTCGCCCTTGCGCCCCTTCTCGACTCTTTCACCCTTGTGGACGCGATAATTACCAGTCTTCTTGACGCGACCGCCCTTCTTGAACGATCCAATCGCTGGCATTGCCGGCATCGGACGTCCCACCGGGCCAGAAACCGGGCCGCCCCCACCACCGGAAGAACCGCCCGATCGAGGAGCACTGGAAGGCCGTTTGTTCATCTCGGAAGAAAGAGTCTTTCCAGCCGACGCCAGCCCAGCCTTAATCCCCGCCGAGCGCGCCTTGTCTTTCATCCCCGATGAAAGCGCTGCATCATCCGTTGTTGCCGCAGTTGGAATTTCCATTATTTCCTCCGACCGCCACGGTCTTTCTTTGTGGGACGCGTCTTTTTTACCGGACCACCCTTAGAACTACCGGGACCACCAAGACCACCACCAGCAGCCATGATGCGCATGATTATTTCCTCCTATCAGACCGTTCCTTCTTACGACCCTTCTCCACCCGTTCACCCTTATGGACGAGATACCGGCCGGTCTTCTTCACCTTGCCGCCACGCTTGAAAGAGCCCATCGCGTTGCCGATGGCCATCTCTTCCAATTGAGCCTGATTTGGATTCGTTGCGCCCATTACTTCCTCCGGCCAGCTTTACGCGCCGGCACGACCCGTTCGCCGCGATGCAAGCGATACACCCCGGTCTTCTTGATTCGTCCGCCCTTCTTCATGGACGGGAAATTGAAATTGCCCCCGTGCGACGGCGCCACATCAGCGGACATATTGATGTTCCCGCTTACGAGCCCTGTGCCGCCGCCCGGCATTACCGCCTCCCGCCGCGCGGCGCCTTCATGCGCTTGCCAGCGTCCTTGCGCCCGCCGCCGTGATGGATGACGAGAAGAAGGATTCCCCTCCCGTGCTTTCCTTGGCGCTGCTCGCGCATTTCGTCGGCCGGCGTTTCTTTCTTACCGTGTGCCATAAAATCACTCCGCGTCGTGAGTTTGAAAAAAATCTGCGCCCATCTGGTAAAGCGGCCAGCGATCGAATTCCCAAATCAAATCTTTCTGGATCTGTTCGTTGTCTCTTACGCCCATCATCTGCATCTCGAGCGCTTGCTCGTTCCGTTTCATCATCGAAGTCTGCGGGTCGTAATACTTCGAGTTTTTCCCGCGGAACACGAGCGCGTCAGCAATGGCGCCAAGCACAATCACATCCGAGCGGATAAACGGATACGGAAAATCTTCCGGGCCATTCAAATCTGGCGGCTGCGCGTACGCCAAGAACGGAAACGACTGCGCGAACGTTGGAATCGGATAGAGCTCTTTTTGCGGAATGCCGGCTGGCGACATCTCGCGATCAGAAACTAGATATGTCCAACCGGTCGCCGTCCTCCATGTATCTCGGATATTCAAAACGTTCTGCGGCACGTTCAACTGCATTGCGTAGCCCTGTTTCTGATTCACGCACTGAAAAAGATATTTCAGATTCGGTCCGAAGTTCACCAAGTTCTGGAAAATCTGATAGCCGGTTTGAGCGATCGACGTTCCCCCGTACGGCAAATCCAATGTGAGAACCTGAGAGCCCACATTGACTTGATTGATCGTGTAAATCGGGTTCGTAAATCCCACACGGAACTGCTCGCCCACCATCGACGAAGTGAAGGCCGTTCCAACTCCCTGCACCGAATTCGAACCAGTAACTACCGTCACCGTCCCGGTCGTGTAAGACGCCGGCACAATTACCTGGCCCTTGTAAACCAGCCCAGACCACAAACGGAAATCGATGATTTTGCGATAGCTGTTCTGGATCCAGCGCTTCGCCATCATTATCGGCGCGTCCGGATTCCACTGAAGCACCTCGCCCCACATCTGCGCAGCATTAAGCTGCGTGCTCGGCGCCTGAGTATTCGGCGAAGTTAAGACAGTTACCGGCATGAAACCTGCTTTACGATTCGTCCATATCTGGACGTTTGGAAGGAAATAGCAAAACGCCCTTTCAGGCGCGTGGGACCGCGTTGCGGAATTCTGAAGACACCATTGGACATTCCAGCCTCAAAACTTTGGCCTACGACCACCGCCGCCCGACAAGCGGATTCCTGTACGGCGCCGCGGCTTACCGATCCTCTTGATCGCTCCACGCATGGAAGCCCCAGGATTTTTCGATCGAGGCTTTGAAGACGGTCCCTTCGGAGCTCGAGCGCGCGCGCCCGGCATCCTCGGGAGCATTCGATCGGTCATCTGAGCGTTCCGGCCGGAACTAACGGCCGCAGAATCACCGCCCATAGCTCCGGACGGAGATCCGGAAATGCTGCTTGCAAGCGCCGATGGATCAAGACCAGCAGAAGGGTCAAAACCGCCCATGGGAACCTCCAGGATTACAGCGGACCATCTGCGGGCAGTGCAGATGGTCCGCCAAATCCGGTGTCTCTACTTCCGGGCCGTTGCGTGCGCCCCGAAAGATCTTTTCTTTACCCAGGACCGGCAGCTTCCAAGGTAAGAACTGTTGCGCTTACGTTCGAGGCGTTAGCCAACTCCGCGCCGGTTGAAGCCACAATAAGTTGCAGCTTCCCGGTGGTGGTATTCCAGACCGGAATTAACCCGGCAAACGTCGCCGAATTAGTCACGAATCCGGTATTCACCGCACGAACGATAATGCCCAAGATGGTTCGCAACGCAAGTTGCGCGGGCGTGATTGGATACCCGCCAGTCGGATACGAAGTGTCGAGAGCCGCCAGGAATTGCTGAATCCTGGTCCTTCCCCAAACATCGTTTCCATCGGCTATTAGAGTTATTCCGATCGCCATGCTGTCCTCCCCTTTTAGCCGAGGTCGTCGACTTCGACGTAGATATCCGAAACGCCGCTTGCAACCGCAGTGAGCGCCCAAGCGCACTTCCGGTTGGTCGGAGCGGTGTTTGCCGCCACGCGGGCAAGTGCCTGCGCGCCGGCTGCACCGATCAAGCAGTCACCTGCCGCTGTTGAAGCCGGAACCGCCACGCCCGCGAGAATTCCGTTCGTGAGAATGTAAACGTAATTCCCGTTTGTGGCGTTGACGTTCAACAGGATGCCGGCGATGCCGTTGACTCCGAACTGCGATTCGCTGGATTGGATGGTGACAACTTCGAACGTTTCGTCCTTGTAATACACAGGACCGACGATCAAGGTTGCCGTGGTGGTCGAATTCAACCGGACGTACTTGTTTTTGAAACGACGTCCGGTCGTAAGATCGGTTGAGTACACCGTTCGGCCAAGAGGGTTGCGCGCGCCAAAGGTGAGCCCAATCGCCCCCTGGGACAAGCCCGGAGAAGCGATGTAGGCGTCGTTCACGGTCGAGAAAGCGCCCGTGTACACTTCGGCGGTTTGTACTGATGTTGCGTAATCGCTTGGTATCGCGAAGGCCATGTGAGTTCCTCCCCCTTAGCCGGTGATGCCCGCGATGCGCCCCATCAAACGTGGCGCTACCACGAGCAAGTTGCCGCCGAACATGTACTGACCGGCAACGTCGTCTGTGTTCTGGGCTTCCTTCCATCCGGTGAAACCGAATTGGTATTTCCGCATGGTGGAGATCCAGAACTGGATGTACTTCGTGTTCAAGAACCAGAGCACGCCAGCCGGGGCGTACTGGTCAACCACGACCTGCGCGCCGTTGTACTGCAACGACTGGAAGCCGATCTTCGCGACGTCCGAAGACGTCTCGTTGAACCGCTGTTGCGGCTGGATCTTGTTCCACAGAATGTTCCAGGTGTTTTGGTCGGTCGGCATCAAGTCCGTGCGTTCGTTTCCGAACCAGGTTGCGCCGAACGCCGTTTGCACGGCCGCCAACGAAAGCGTTGGAACGCTTGCGTAATAGCCGTTGATTCCCACGTTGTCGCCCGTGGCGATGTCCGTCCGGGTGATGCCACCGTAGGTGGCGTAGTTCGTTCCGTCGTCCACGGCCGCGGTCAAGCCGTCCAACGAAATCGTTGAACTAAGCGTGCCCTGGCCGTCCAAGAAGAGATCGGTGCCGAGCAATTGCGCCATCCGGCCGGCAGCGTTCACCATCTTGGATTCGACGTACGACATTGCGGCCTCGGGGCCGCGGTTGAGCACGTTATCCGTGCCGTAGAGAGTGATGTTCACGTAGTAGTACTTGACGTTCACCTCGAGTGCGGTGTCCGTCTGCACGTACGTGATGTCAAACGTTGCACCGCGAGTGAAGGGACCGCCCTTCAACGCGGCATACATGATCGGGTGCCGAATCGTCGTGCCACCCTCGAACTTTTCTGCGTTCTTCGTGCGCAGCCTAGTGAAGATTGGGGAAGACTTGTAAACGTTGTCAACTAGGCGCGGAACGATGAACTTGTTTGTTTTAGAGGTGATGTCATCGTACGTAAGGGCCATTTTCTCGTTCCTCCGCTGAATTTAATTCAACAACCCCAGACCTTCAGGCTGCGCCACTCGGCTTCCCTTCAGTCTTCACATCCACTGGCTCTTACCGACTGCGGGTTTCCCCTTCCGGTAAAGCCGAAACTTGTTATGCGGCCTTGCCTTCTTTCCTCAACTCGGCCGCGGCTGCCATCGCTCCGGACATCGTTCCGCCGTCGTCCTTCGCAGCGGTGGCCTTGATGTACTCGACAAGCGCGCTGCCTTCTTCCGGGATCGAACCAGTCGGCGGCCCGGTAACGGTTCCGGTTCCGGGGATCGACATCTTGGTACGGATGTCTTTCTCGATCTCCTCGCGCATCTTGGCTTCGTTGTTCTTCCCGCGCTTTTCGGAGATGTACTGGTCGTAAGCCTTGTCCGGGAGCAAATTGCCAAGCTGGTTCTCGTGAATGAACTTCAAATAAGCCACGCGATCGAACGGCTCGTGGAACTCCTCGCGGTGCCGCATTGCGATATCGTTCACGCTGAAAATGTATTCCATCGTGGCCGGAAGGGTTTCCTTAAGGAAGGTGTCGCGCTGTTTGCCAGCTTCCTGCAAAACGATTTCCATCAGCTTCGATTCGGACACGAACCCCATGCCCTTCACGCGCTCTTCCACCGCTTTTGCAAGTTCGGCCTGGTCCACGACGCTACCCTCGCTCCCCTTGCCGCTAGCCGCAGCCGCGGACAATTCGGTAATTTTGGCTTCGAGCTTCTTCTTTTCTTCGAAGAGACTGTCCCGCTCCGCTTGAGTGGTTTTTGCCTTTGTGAAAATCGGTTCCGTTTCTGCCCACCACTTCTTGTTCTTGTCCACTAGTTCAGTGGCCTCTTTGGTTTTGTCATCAGCCGCCTTAACCTTCGCGTCGTAATCGGCCTTCAATTTATCGTTAGCTTTTTTGGCCTCGTTCATCATCCGATCGTAATCGGACTGGCGAAGGTATCCCTCTCGAAGAATCTTGTGCCGCGTGGACATGGCGAGCAGGGAATTCCTGTCTCCCTCGTCCGTGATCGTCGCAATCAATTCGTCAAAAGCATCTGGCATTTACTTGTCCTTTCTCCAGGCTGCGGTTGGCTTCCCCGAAGTGCTGGGGCTGCGCCTCACCTTCATGGAGTTACTACCCAGGGAACCCGGGCGCCGTAGCACCCACCTGACTTCCATCCGGAGGCTTGGTCGCCACTGGCCCACCGGCCGTTTGGCCGGCGCCTGCAGGCGGCCCTGCATCGGGATTACTCTTCGCGACCTGATCGACGCCCATCCGCATAATCTCGATCATGCGCTGCGCAAATGGGGCAAAAGCCTCTTCGGTCTTGCCGATTTGCTCGAGCGATTTTCTCAAGATTTCGGTCTGCGCCAGGAAGGCGCCTTTAGGATGGGCTGCATAGCTCTTATCGATCGCGTTCTTGCTCTGGTCATCCACGCCCGGCGTACCACCACCGCCCTGTGCGGCGCGCGCGGCAATCCCCTGAGCGACACTTGCCAAGGGAGCGCCTTGCTGACCGGTAACGCTCGGCGGTTGTGGCGGTGGACCGCCAACCATCGGTGAAGCTGGACTTGCCATTGACCCTCAAACGTCCAGATATGGACGGTTAGATTTTCTCGCCGGCGCCGTGATCTTCCCGCGGCGTCTTCGTATTCACGCTCGTGCCGTTATCGGTAGTAAGCGGGGCAACGGTTCCAACCTGTATGTACTCGCCCTTCGAAACGCCGAAAACCACCTTGCTATCTTCGCCGTGGCCTTCGTATTCCTTGCTCATCGGTGTTTTCTTTGTAGCCATTTGTTACCTCCAAAAACTGGGATCCTAAAAGCCAAAACGCACAGAGTTAGCGGCTTTCCTTACGACCCTTCTCGCCGCGGTGAAGAGAGCGCTCACGCTTGCCGTGGCGCTTGTGCTCTTTCTTCTCTTCGCGCTTGTGCTCTTTCTTCTCTTCGCGCTTCTCTTCTTCGTGTGCCATTTCAATTACCTCCCAGAAGTTTTCCGTCCGGACCTCGAACGGCCTTTCCTGCGCGCGTTGCTAAGAGAAATCGCCACAGCTTGCTTTTGTGGTCTTCCCTCTTTTACAAGTTGCGAAATATTGCTACTGACGGCTGCTCTCGAATTTCCCGGCGTTAGCGGCATTCAGCGACCACCGCCTCGCTTTGATTCCCGACCCTTGTGGCGCCAGGTCTTGGCAATCTTCGCGAAGCGCGCTTGCTCACCAGTAAGCCCACTATCGTTGTAATGCTTACTGGCAAATTCTTGATTACTCTCGCCAGCACGATTGGCTTTCTTGGTAAGCGCCCCCGGCCGTTTGACAGGCTTAAAATCTTTGTGCCTTTCAGCCATGTCGTCTCCAAATAAAAAAAGCCCGCCAACAATCTTCTGTTAGCGAGCCATTGAAGTCGGCCCTTTCGGGACTTCAATCCGAGCTCAAATTACCAGGTCGCGTTCATCTTGCAGAACGTACAGATTAAACGTCAACAACTAAAATCACTTATAGACCTTTTTTGTAACCGAGTCGACGCCAACAGGAACCCCGTCGCGGAAATGAATCGTCAAAGATCCGGACTTTTTTGTTCCTTGAGTCTCACCGATCATAAAAAACGCACCCTCAAAAACCTCGCGCGGGAGTTCGATATCAACCCCATCCAAAGACAATTTCGCCGGCATCGGCTTTATGCTAGGCATTGTTCAACTGCGCCGTTCCTTCCGGCGGATTCTGGTCGCTCGACAGCAATTTAACAATCATCTGCGCGAAAGGATTTTGCTGCTGCTGAAGCATCGCTTGCGCAGCCATAAGAATCGTGCGCTGCTTTGCCGCCGTATCGGCCTGATCCATCGCCTCTTTCTTCAGCCGCATCTCGACTTCGGGGATGTTAATGCCCATATCCAACCCCTCGATCAACGTGCGGCGATCGATGTCCTTCATCATGCGCAAACGCTGCAATGTGGCCGCGCGCTCTACGCGATTGATGTTTAGCAGCGAGCCGCTCTGAATCAAGAACACAAATCGGCGCGCGAACTCTTCTGGTTTCGTACCTTGAGGGATAACACTTCCTGGATTCCAATCGAAGTCTTCGAACGTGAGCGCTTCTTTTCCGACCATGAACATTCTGCGCTTCATGCTGTAAAACTGGAAAACGTTGGAGATCGTTTGCTGCCCAAGGGTGCGCAAAAACCCCTCGATATTCTTTCCCTTCAGCCGCAACGGGGTTTGCTTCGAATCTTTAATTTGGTCGAGCGTGTCGCCGCTCGGAACCTGATTCTTTCTTACCGCTTCGTCGACGGCCGCGATGCCGGAAGATTGATCCATTTCCCGCGCAGCCATAAGCAAAACTTGCAGGACGAACGACGGCAACTGAGGCTGGGGAACAAACTGCGGTTGATGCGGAGAAAGCGCGCTATAAACGCCTTTCGCGCCAGGCATCGACCAGTCGATGCTGTTCAAGTGCGCATCGCTAAAAGCGTTCTTTGGCGCCAAGAACCCTGGGTTCACGGCCTTCTTGATCATGTCCAAGATGCCGGCCAAAGTGTTGTTGATGATGTCCTGCAACGGAATCAGCGGCCGAAGTTCGGACACTCCCAAGAATTGCCACGGCACCGCATTCAAACGAAGGGCTTCGAACGGATACATCCCGTGCCAATAAGGGTTTGGACCGTCGTAAACGACGTAATTCTTTTCTCCGCCCGTACAAATCACGCGCCCGCGAGGATAAAGAAGTTCATTCGGCTGCGCTATGTAGGACCAATTCGTTGTCGGATCGCCCATCACAACAGACACATTCGACGCGTTCACGGTCCAATCTTTGAACCAAAACTCACGGTAGCGCGCGACTGGAAACACGGTCTGGAAAGATTTCTCCGGACGTCCCACCATGCGCTGCATCTGCGGAGAAAGAACCTCAAAAAGAACCTGCGGGATGTGACCCGGCGCCTGGGAAGGAAGCGAATAACGCGAGAGATCCATGTCGGCTTTAACCATCGAGCCAACAAGGGGAAATTTTCTACGGAACCAACTCAACGGCTTCGCTTGCTCCAAAATCACCATCTGCGAAGACTGAAGATCCGTCGTCGGCTTTAACGGCAAAACCTCAGTCGGACCAAGATACAAAATCTCAAAATCACCTTCTCCGCCGCGCAACTCCGGATTCCATTGAAGCTTTCCGTAACCCGTACAGAGAATCGAATACAGGATGATCATCGCCAAGCTGGATTCGCAATTCGATTCCGTCCACCACGCCCGCGTGACCTTGTTGATCATATTGGCGTGCTTGTCGTAATCCGGATTCGTGGCTTTGATTTCAAAGACCGGCCGGATGTCGGTGAGAGTGGCAACCAACTCCCAAACGAGACGCCAGATGCGGTTGTTTACAGGAGATGTGCGATAGGAAGGACGAGCTCCCGGCCACTGCTTTCCGGTAATGTACTCAATGTACTGACCGCCACGGCGAATATCGTCGTTCTGGTTCATGTCGAACTTCGCTTCCTCGTAAGCGCCGCTCAACCAATATCCGATCTGTTGCCGGTAATCGTTAGCCTTGTCGCCGGTACCGTGGATGATCTGCTCTCCGCCAGCATCGGCAATGTTCGGCGTCAGTTCTCGAGGAAGGAAATTCGAAGCCATGTTTTAGAACCAGCCCTGCTCTAACGCATAAAGAATGGTTTCCTGCAAATACGGCACAACTTTCTTGCCGTTGAAAGTCGCCCTCTCGACAAGCTTTGCGACTATTTCGGGCTCAAAAGCCAGAGTAATTCCACCGATCACGACTTGCTGGCCACCACCGCCAGCCGCGGCGCGCGCATCCTTCAGGTCCGATAGTGCTTGAACCTTCTCCGCGTTCAAAGCGAAAACCATCCCAGCTAACTCATCGGAGTAACGAGGCTTCTTACCAAAAACGTCCTCCATCTTCTTTGCCGCCCGGTGATCCACAACGAAGGAATCGGACTCCAAGAGACTCCCCATCACAGAAACGACAGCCCCCTCAAGCTTTACGCCAAACCTTTCTCGAAGTTTTGTCAGCGCTTCTCCGTTGATCGGAATCGTGAGCGTTGCGGCGCCTTCTGGCGGCCTCTTGACAGGCGGAATAAAAGCCAGCATCCGTGGTTTCATTGCCATCAATTCTTCGGTATCCCGAAACTTGTGCCCCCCGGCATCACAGTAATACTCGTTTCTCCCCTGCACGTTTTTGAGGCGAATACCTTCAACCCCCTTTTTCGCGCACTCCGGGCACTCCAAGTTGCTCGTCACTACTTCAGGCATAAGATTTCCTTTCTAAAGAAGCTTCCACTGATCTTCTTCGGGCACATCGGAACGAAGCTGCGAAGTGGTCATATCTGTCGGCAAACCAAGCTCGCTGGGCAACTGTGCTTTCCCTGGCGGAAGGTTCTTCTTCCTCGACCCCTCGAAAGCCGGCGCGTAATCGGTGTTGATGTAATCCTCTCTCTTCCTTTTCCGGATCGTCTCTTCGTCCTCTTCCTCCGATTCGGTCTTGTCCACGCCCCAATCCATATCGTGCGGGCAGAAAATACAAATCATCCCGGACATTACACGGTCGTCGTCGGTCCCCTGACCCTCATACCTTCGCTCTCCCTCTTCCCTAGCGAAGTTCCGCATTTCCTCAATCATAGCCTCGCTGCGAATTATAATCGTCCCGTCGCTGATGCTCTCCCGCATCTTTGTGATGATCTGACCGCGAGTCTTGGAATTGGTGTACCAGCCCATGAAGTCGGAGAAGTAATTCTTGATCTTGTCGTAGTGCTTCCACCGGAACATATTCGGGTATTCGATCACACGCAACAATTGGTTGTTGGTCGTTCCGCCCACGTCGTTGTTGCACTCGACGGCGATTTCAGCGGTGTTGTAATAAAAACCAAGCCCAGCAAGAACGGAAGCGTACGGCGTTGGGTTGATTAACCCATGCCATTCGGCGACCTGTTCGTCTTTTTTCATTCCTTTGCCGATCTTGAAAACCTGGGCACAAGAATAATTGCCACCCAGAATTCCCTGGGCGACGTCGGCTCCGATAGAATATCTTTCCCCAGCTATCGGTTTCTCCCAGATGTGAAGCCTTGATCCGTAGTTTTCTTGCGGCGGAATAAGCGTGTTCCTGTCAACCTTGCGCATGGCCTTTAGGTGAGGCCGAAGCTTTCCGTCTTTTTCTCGGTCCAAATCAATTTCACCAAACAAAATCGGAGGGCAACACTGCGTCTCGAGCATTGTCTGAAGCTTCCTTTTGTCGAAAGCACACAAACCACTGCCCTGAAACGCCTCGAGCCATGTGGCGCCCGGATACTCCTGATAGAATCCCCATTCTTCCCCATCAGCCGCAATGAACTCGTTGATCTTGTCTCGACGCCACTTGAGTTGCTCGTCAGCCAAATCAAAGTTTGCTTCTTTCTTAACCTTCCCGCGAAGCGCAACCTCTTCCGGCGTAAGCTCAAATTTCTCGCCGGCCGGAATTGAAGTCGAATATTTCTTAACCCGGAAAAACTCAATGAAAACTGGTTGCCAGTCGGTCTTTCCCTCCATCGCCGACTTCCAAAACCTGTACCAAAAACCAACGGTTCCGCGCGCCGTAGACTCCATGATTGCCAATTCATCAGGTGCGTTCATGGTCGGGAAAAGGTTCTCGGTCAAAATCGAGGCATTGTCCCATTCACTCAACTCGCTCATGTGAACCGCACGGATAGTTTTTCCAACGGCAGCACCAGTCATTTTGTTGGCCGCATCGACGAAAATCTGCGATCGCAATCCAGGACTCATCATGCGCTCAGTAGGATCCTTGCGATCGAAGACCATATACCTTGACTTGGCTTCGTAACGGGTTTCTGGCCGCATCCACCACGGCAAACTTTCGTACGCCGTACGAGACATGCTAAAGAGATAGTCGGCTTGTCCAGGATCCTGCGCGATGATCAAAGTATTACAACTAGGCGTGAAAATCGTTTTGTGGAAAGTAAGCGCTTGGCAAATTGTGGACAGGCCAAGCTGACGCGCTTTCAGAACGATAATGCGAACCGGTTTCCCTGCAATTTGAATCTCGAAAACTTTTTCATAGAAGATTTCTTGACTATCCCACCAAGGATGGAGAACTTTGTGGCCTTCATATTCCGAAGCGATAACGTGGTAATTTTCAGCGTAGTAGCGGAAGTTTGAAACACATTTCTCAATCTCGCCGTCGATGAAAACTAATTCGTGCGGAGTAAGAAAAGTATACGCCAGCCGGAAATCGCCATTGGCTTTCTCGATATGGCGATCCAGCAATTCGAGCGCATCGTCCAGATATGGATCTTTGCGATTAAGGCGCACTAGGGAGACTCATTGCCGTCCCCCTCCACCGCAGTAGCTTCGATAACAGTTCCGCCGCCAGCACGTCGAGCCTGAATATCGCGCAAGCGGCTTTCGAAACTGTCTCTCGAAGACGAAGACTCGTTGTTGACCGTCACCCCAATGCCCAAATTGATCGGCGCCCCCTTGTCCTTCTTCCCCATGATGGAGGCAATCCGACCAGTATTAGCCTCGAAACACCGAAGCTGAGTATCGTAATCTGGCTCCTCGCTCGCCAGTTCCAACGTCTTTTCACCTGTATCCGGATCGCTTACTTCCGCAAATACCTTCTTTGTGGCCGTGAGCGCGCCCTCGAGCGCCTTGCGCTCCAACTCCAAAACATCCAAAAACATCTTCACTTCGGCATTCTCGAGCGCTGGAACGCTGAATATCGCGTCGTGCGTCTGCACCATGGCGATCGACTTCTTGACATCCTCCATGGAACAGTTATCTTCCGTGGCGATCGCGTCGAGCTTCGAACCATTCCGAAAGCGCGTCAACCGATAACGATGAATCGGCTCTTTGTCGACGTTGCGAATCTTGTCACGAACCGCAAGCGCATCGCGCTTCGTCGTAACCGCGGTTCTGCCCTTTCCTCGCATCTACGATGACTCGCCGGCGCCCTTCATGCTCTCCAAGGGAATTTCTTCGCCGGGCTCCTCGTTGACTTTGACTCCCATTTTCTTGGCGAGCTCTTCCACTTCTTTCCTGTAAGCGTTAGCTTCATCGTACGCAAGGAAATCGCTTTGATCTCCGCCGCCGTTTTTGGCGCCAGCGTCCTTGACGACAGCAAGATAGAATTTCCCGGTCACTTGGGCGAGAATCCCCATCTGAATAAACATCTTCTCGCCAAGCGGGATCATCTTTTCGCACGCAGCAAAGGCTCTCGAAAGCTGCGCAATGGATTGCTGTAACGTCGAAACCGCTGCGGGAATTTGTTGCAAAACCTCAAGGGATTCTCTGGTCTTCTTGGTTTCCTCGGCGAGAACAGCCATCTGCTTCCGCGCAGCACTGAATTGAAGAAGCGTAATCACGCAGAAAGCCGTGAGCGCGGCAATACAAAAACCAAGCAGAACCCCAAGAGCGGTTTCCATTAACCTTCCTTCTTGGCCGGAACAATGGGATTGTCCGGATCTTCAACAATCCACATTCCGTCGAAAAACCGGGCTAGCTGGATTCGTCTGCGGACAAATGATGTCGTTCGGCCGAATGATGATGTTGGCGATCTGCAAAACCTGATCGTCGCCACGCTGAATCACAAGCCCTTCGCTATTATGTACGGCCGTAATCTCGGCCTCGATCGATCGATTGATGTGAAGAACAACCTTCTGGCCAACCTTGAACGGCCGGCCCTTCCTGTCACAAAGAGGCACTCTTCCTCTCCCTTCCGCCTTAAACAGCCGCCAAACACGGCCTTGAAACGATGAACCTTTCTCCGACGTCCGGGCTCTCGAAATCAAGCAGCGCGCGCACTTCCTCTGGAACATACTCGACCGCTTCCAAGAAAAAACGGCTTCGGCCGACGTTCCGGAACGATCGCCACGCGACCCAAAGCCGACTCGATGATCAAAACAGCGCCGCCCTCACGCTTGAAGTTGTGGATGTCCTCATCGAGAATGTCCAGACCGAGCATTACTTTCGACTGGACAGTAGCCAGCGCCTTCTTGTCATCTTTTCTGGCTGACGCTGATATCCACCTTCCGGATCCACGGCAAATTCGGCGCCTTGTACCCTTCGGGTGGCTTCCGATACAAATTCGTGAACGTACTGCCGTAAGCGTAATCGAAACTGGCCACAAAACAGTACTCGCACGCATCGCAGTAATATTTTGTGCCTACGATTTTCCCGTTCTTCTGACACTCGATCTCGAGCCGCATCTGATCGCCACACTCGCTGCAAATCATCAGCGGCACTTTGATCGGGGCAAAACCTGGAGCCTTGGACATTGGATCTCCTAACTTTGGTCAAGCTGTTCGAGATTTTCTTCCGTTCCGGACGGCGGTGGGGGCGACGAATGAACTTTGAGCTTCTTGGTTTTTCTGGCTGGGCTTCCTGTTGCGCTGGCACCGACTTTGCGGCGGCCGTCCTCGGCTTTGCTACGCGAGTTTTCTTGCTCAATTCCTCACGGCTGCCACCACACGCCGTGCAGATAATCTCGTGATCCGCTTGGACAAGACGGCCAGCCTTCGCATCCCAGATTTCCTTGCAGAAGGTAGCGAACCTGTGGCCGCTACCAAGCTCGGTACGACAAATATGATCCCTAATCTTCTCGTCTACCATAATTCCCCTTTCACTGTTTCAATTTTGATTCTGGATCCCGAAAACTCCTCAACGTTTATTTCCTGCGGCTTAATCTGATGCCGACAACGAATCATCAAATCCACAAAATCCCCGATCGTTGCTGGCTCGATTTTCAACTTCCCCGTCTCTTCGTCCTCCGTATGCCGATGCAAATTCGTGTAGATACCGCCAATTGAGAATTGTTTTGCCCTTGTCTTCTACGTTCGCAAACGCGCAGACAATGAAGGTAATGTCAGGTTCGTCCCGCAGCACTGATGCGGCGAGCTCGCATTTGGACTGGAAGTGTTTTGGGGAAATTAACTTGCTCATTGGCCTTCGTCTTTTCTAGCACACGGAACCTTAAAACAGCAAGCGTATTCCTCTTTCGCGGCCCTTCTAATTGCCGAAGGTCGTCCATACACCGGAGAATGTTCACGAACTGTGCCGGATCGACTCTGTGTATCAGCCCGGCGACCTCGCGCATGAACTCATCGTTTTTCACGATGCACATGTTCAGCGTCAAAATATCGTGAACTGTGATCCCGAGAGCATCAGCCACCTTAAACAGAAAATCGAGCCTTAGCTTGTAATAGCCCTTCTCGACCCGATAAACGTAATTGCGCTTCACTCCAATCAGCGAAGCCGCTCCGTTCATTCCCAGGCCGTACATGTAGAAAATTATCCTAAGATTCGAAGTGACTCGCCGAACAGCATTATCTCATTACCCGTACTGCAACGGGAAAGTATGCTTCCGAATCACCCGTTCCGCGAGCGTAACAACGGGCAGCACAAGCACGCAATTGCAGCGGCGACACTTCCCGCTATTGAGCTTGAACTGGTTCAACTTGCAAAGCCGACACCGCACCACTTCACGTTCAGCCGGATCCACACTCCCTTCCCTCTGCCCTGGAAAAACTTAGCCACGCAGCCAAGCTTTCCAGTATTGCTCTTCTTGCTCAGAAAATCGCGAGAGCGATACGCGCATCCTCGGTAGAACCGTCAGAGGCGTCAAACTCCTCGCACAGACATCCAAGAACCGCACACATTCCAAAATGGTCGTCGACGTGGTGCCCGCATTTGCAAATTTCGCTCATGCGAGAAAGATAGTGTCGCTGTTAATGAAATCGGAATACGGAGTCACAATGGTCTGAAGGAAACCGCAAAGTGGACAACACGCGAGCGCGGAAGAAACAGGAGGGTCGCCAATCCCTTGCTGGCGCACATCGTACGCCGTGATGGAATGGCCGCAGCCGGGATAATACCGGCCGTTCATTTCGTCGGTGGTTTGCTGCGGGAAGGTCGGAGTACCTATGCCGCCAGGCTGAGTGTACTCACGCTGCTGCGGTGTATTCGGGATCTGCTGGCCAATTACTGGGTCTGCCATACGGCGAGTTTACGCTTGTCCATATATGGACAGCAAGGGATTTGGCTCCGGGGAAAGGATTCAAACCTTTATCGATCGCTTCAGAGGCGATTATCCTGTCGAATTAGACGACCCCGGAATTGAAAACCCGGTGATTTCGCTCACCGGGAAGCGCCTCGCTAGCCGTTAGGCCGCGAGAGGTAGTTCCATTTTGTTGTCGGTTCTTTTTGTTTTACAACCGCAACAGCATTGGCTCGACTGGGGGATACCCATGAAATCATCAAAAGCTAGCGTGCTTTTCCAGATATTCAGCGGCCAAACGACACAACACTGGATCATCACACAAAAACCCAATCGCCACATTGCACTTGCGATGGATGAATTCTCTTATCTTGCCACCATGCCGATGATCAAGAACTGGATCGGTGCCACATCGAAGATTACCTGCAAATAGTACTCTGCGTTGATACCACTGCT